ATAGGGTCAGGTCTGCCAAAACTCATCGGAGATAAGTAAGTTTTGTTGTTGATGTTGTAGTGAAAATAAAGTTCAATAAAAGGATTCTCTTTATTGAATTTGTAAGGCACCAATCTGATTGTGTGTTTGCCTGGTGCTGGCTTCCAAAGTTCTACTGTAGTTCTTTGGGTGTTCTGAAGCTTGTTCAGTCTGCTTTTAATAGCATCTAAATTAATTGCCATGTCTTTTAAGTTTTAAGCGTTTAAGTTTTATGGTTTTATTTAAGTGTCTTTCCTACACTTCCGTTACACATATAAGTATAATAGAAATACAAATATACGAAGATTTCCTGATATTTCCAAATCTTTTTTGGAGTATATTTTTTGGGGAAAAGTATGTAACAAATATACGAAAAATTTGTTACAAAACCAAATAAAAAAGGGAGTATTTAACTCCCTTTTCTTTTATGCTAATAAATGATAGTATTCCTTAAAGTGTTTTATACGGTCTGCTAATCCAATAGTTCCGCCATTTACTCTTTTTGTAATAGTTGTTACTACCGCATCGGTTGCACCACCATCAGCCATTTTGTTCAAACCATTCTTAGACCAGAACCATGCTGCTGAAAGTAAAGCGTGCTTACCACTAACTATATCAGGGTTGTTTGTAATATCTTCACCGATTGATTTACCAAATTCAGTATAGTTTGCTCTACCTGTCAATTGGATATATCCTCTACCACGAAACTTAAAGCCATCTCCGCTAGCCTCATCACCATTACTCATACGATTTGCATATACTTTGTTTGCAATCTTTTGTGGGTTTCTTTGGTAAGCGTTTGCAATTGCTTCGGTTGGGAAATATTTTTTGAATATTCCCATTAAACCTTTTGCTGAATAGTTTAAGTTTTCCTGTGTTACTCTAAATCCACCACTCTCATGTCCGCATTGTGCTAAGAAATGTGCCAATCTTAATGGAGTGTTGATTTGGAATTTAGCTGCAGTATCAGGAATCATTTGAATAACCGCATCAGGAACGTGTCCTTTTAATTTATCTAATTTCAAACCACCAACAGGTACGATAGGTGCAGGTGGCGGTGGTGGTGGAGTATTCTCTCCCATAATCATCGCCCATGTTTTATCACCAACGATACCATCGGCAGGAAGTCCGTGCTTAGCTTGGAATTCTTTAACTGCCTGTTCTGTCTTAGGTCCAAAATTAGTAACTGCTGGAGAGATACCTAATTTCTCCTGCATCAATTTTACGTTTTCGTTGTTATCACCTTTTTTTAATAACATTGTAATATTATTTATGTTCTTCAGTTATAACTTCTTTTCCATCACCAAAATCAATTACTTCAAAAACTCTTGTCTGAATTTTCTTAGTTCCTTCGGCGTTGGTTAATATGATTGAGTTTTTGAACTTTTGCCAATTTATGACAAAAGAAGTATCTAACACTCCACCATTTTCTTCTTTAACCAATTCGTTAAGAGCATTAATAGTGTATAATGTATTAGATTCTTTTTTTCTATGTATTAAAATTGTATTTTCCAACGGAGTTTCAGGTTGGAAAGCTGTATCAATATTGTACGTGATGAATAATTCGTCTAAATTCCCCTTATTTTGGAGAATATAGATGTAATTATAAACGATGTGGTAAGTTTCACGGATTAATTGTAAAGTATTTTGTAACTCACCCTTCGTTGTAAACGTACACAAAAGTTGTGTTTTCATCGGCTTCTATTCCTTCTTTTTTGTTTTCAAATATAAATATCAAAAAACCGATGAAGGGGTATTTTTACTTATTTTTACTCTTAAAGCAATTTTGAAGTGCTGGTGAATATTGCATAGTTGTATTTGTTCTACCACTCTTACCAGCTTTAGGTCTATATGTTCTATACCCAACTTCTAATTTTTCCCCAGTTTCAGAACCTATTGCATATGTAAATATATTCATACCCGTTACATTTCTAGCATCTTTTATTTGGTCCGGTGTTGGTTTTTTAATACCAGCTGCTTTTAATTTTTCAATAGCTTGCTTTTCATTAAATTCATAAGTCAAAGATACCTCTTCTTGTACAGTAAAATTTTGTAAAAATTCTCTAGATGAATTTACTTGTAAACAATCTTTTAGAATATCTCCATTTACAACCGTCCCACCCATATTTACATCAAATGTTGAAAAAATTAAACTTTCAGGTTTTCCTTTTTCATATTTTCTTGTTTCGGAATCCATAAGTTTTAAGTGGAAACTATCAACAACATCTATTCCTTGTAAATAAGTTCCCAATCCCATTTTTCTACCTCTATAATTAACTTGTGTTTTATCCATTTCTCTAAACTGCTTAAAATGAGATTCTACAACTTTTTTACGTTGGAAAGATAAAATGTTATTAACATCTATACCAGCCGGTGGTTTATTACCTTGTCTGATTGATTTACTTACCAACATTTTTGAAACTTTAACTACAATTTTGTTGTATGCTTCCCCCGCACCATCTGCAGCAACTGCTCTAACCATTAACCATTTATCTTCTAATGATATATCTTTTGATGATAATCCCGGTTTTGGTTTTCCATCTTTTCCTAAATATTTTTTTGGAAGATGCTTTAATACTTCAGGCTTTAATCCTTTTTTACCAAATAATGCGTCTTCAATATTTTTTAATATGGTTTTTTCTCCACCATTTTTTATTACATCAACTTGCTCAGAAAAAGAAGAACCTTTTACTTTATCATTTTTAATTAGGTTTTTTGCAACTAAAGAAACTCCTTCATTATAAGTTGATTCTACTTCTTCAATCTCTTTAGCATGCTCTAAAACAATTGATTTTATTTGTTTCGCTTGTTTTTCATTTATAATGCCTCTGGAAACCATACCATCAATTTGCTCCAATTTTTTTTCAATTTCTTTTTTAAGAGTTGAGTTATCTTGAATGTCAGCAGTTGAAGTTTTATCAGAATGGAATTGCAACATTAAATTACGTTTTTCATCAGTAACAAATGTTGCAGTATCAGATGGATTTGCTCCACCACCACCCATTAATACAAAAGCAATTGCATCTTCTTTTTCAACAATATCACCTTTTGGAGTCAATATTCTTTTTGCATTTTGTATTGCTTTTACTTGGGCATCTAAAGATTCTTCCGCACCATAATAAGTTTCTATGTTTCTTTCTTTTCCAAATAAGCCCTTTTTACTTAAAGAATCAGCTCTACTAACAGAATTATCATATTTTCTTCTTGCTGACCTAGCACATATTAATGCTTTTGTTGCACATGGTACTTTTTTCAAATCAGCCGGTAAATCTTTAACAACAGATGATGTTTCGGTTTGTTCTTTACCCAAAGCAGTAGAGCAATATTGAGAAACTATAACTCTTGTCAATTCTTCTTCAGATAAATCAGGATACTTTTGTAAAATTTTAGTAGCCGCTCCAGAAATTATTTCATTAAATGCAGAACCTTCTGAACCAGGTGCTGGTTTTTTACCTGTTGCTTTTTGGTAGCCGGTATAACCATACTTCAACATATCATTTTTAACCTGATTATCTGCTTCATTTTTTTCACCAACTACAATACCTTTTTTACCACCAAATACATCATCAGTAATTGCCTTTAATTCTTCTTTAGACCTTACACTTGTTGGTTGTTGTTTTATTGGTTCAGCTTTAACTTTTTTAGCAGGTTTTGTTGATGGTATATCTGCAGTTTGTCTAAAATCACCAGCACCCAATTTTCTACCTACCGGTTTTTGAGTTGTAGTTGGTTGATTTTTATTTTTTTCAGCTTTTTCTTTTGCAGTCAATTTTCTCATTGAGCCGGCATCCGTTTTGTGCGTAATTTCACCATCCGGCTGTTTAGAATAATATCCATGACCTCTGTGATAATACCCTGGATATTTTTCAGATTCTCCCTTTTTTTGATTTGCTTCATCAATAAACCCATAAATCATTTCTAACATTAACTCATCAGCTAATTGTAAGTTTTCTTCTTTCATTTGCGGAGTTTCGGTTTCTATTTCTCCTTTTGCTTTCTTTTCTTCGTAAGAGTTAATCATTTCTTCCATTTGTTCTTGACTGATTTCCATATCTTCCAAACCTTCTGCAATCATTTCTATAAACTTCTTCATATTTGCATCCATTTCGGCCTCACTATCTTTATCCGCAAATACCGCAGCTCTACCTGCACCTTTTAAGATTGTTTCACCAACAACGTGTGGTACAAATTCAATTGCAACGTGTTTAGCAAAACCTGCTGCACCATATGCTAATCCACCCATAGCCGCACCCATTAATGCGGTAACTACAACTTTTTTAGCAACAGCTACCATTGCTTTTTTCTGTTCAGGTGTTGGTTCTACTCCATAAAAGAAACTACCCACTCCCTCAGCTGCCGATTTGAATTCGTGCATCTCATGCTTAAATCCATCTTTTATGGCCTTCCAAGCTCCCTTAGCTTTATCTTTAATAGCTTGAGATACAGTTCTTCTTGGTTCTGAACCTGCTTTGTAGTATCCTTTTTCAAAATATTCTTTTTCAGATTGAGTCCACTTTTTTAATTTTGCCTTTATCTTATCAGTAAATGATTCAGGCTTTATTGAACTAACTTGCTTTGGTTCTTCTTCACCAGCTTTACCAGTTGTTTCACCTTGCTTTTTTGCAGCAATACCCATATCCTCTGCAAATTGATTACACATTGGTATAGCATCTTTAATATCCATATCAATTACTTCACACTTCATTGGTATTTGTTTCTCAGGATATTTTGCGTTATATGCTGCTATTGCTGCCCATCTATGGTGGCCATCAATTACAAATCCATCTCTACTTACAAATACAGGGCCTGTTATTCCAGGATGATTAGGGTCTTTTTCCAATGCACCCATCATTCCTACTACTTTATCACCACCTAATTCCGATTGAGTTGCTTTTAATTTATCAGCCGGAACTTCGGTTTGAGTTGTTGTAATTCCTTTTTCTTTTAACATTTCTCTAAACACCGGTTCAGTATCAACTTCACCATCTTTGTTTAGCGGCATTTTTTCTGCTCTACTACCAGGAACAGGTTTACCTTTGAATTGTGGCATCTCTTTTCTTTTGATACCCAAATTATCATCACAATACAGGTTAGTACCAGGTACAGTTACATCGCAAAGATTAATATCAGGTGCTTTTTCACCTTTTGCTTTTGCAGCATCTACTATTTCTTTTACTTTAGCTATATTTGTATTAAAATCTTTGAGGTCTTCTTTTTCAATACCATCTGGAATATCCGATTGTGCACCAAATGTGTCTGGGTCAGCTTGCGGTATTTCACTTTGTACATCCGCTGCTGGAATTGGT